GTTTCCCAGTCACGATCCGAAGGGGTTTATGGGCAAAACTTGGGACGGGGGAGATATTGCATTCAATGCTGAGATGTGGGCTGAGTGCCTCAGAGTACTCAAAGCAGGCGGGCACCTCATAGCCTTTGGAGGAACCAGAACAATCCACAGAATCACCTGTGCTATTGAGGATGCAGGATTTGAGATCAGAGATATGATTGCATGGTGTTATTATTCAGGATTCCCCAAGAGCCTTGATATTTCAAAGCAGATTGATTGCTTGGCAATCAATGGCAAATCCGATTCGATCGTTCAAAAGCAAATATCTGATCAACTTGGAGGAAATGCATATAAGAGAAAGATCCGAAATAATGGAATTCTTGGAAATGAAAAAACTGTAATTAAAAAAATATTAACACCTCAAACAGAAGAGGCTCAAAGATGGGCAGGATGGGGAACAGCCCTCAAGCCTGCATATGAGCCTGCAATCCTTGCAAGGAAACCCATTGAGGAGGGGAGCATTGCAAGGCAAGTTTTGAGCACTGGAACAGGGGCAATCAATATTGATGAATGCCGTTTTGGATATGGTGATCCTGCTTGGATTGGGCCTCAAAATGATCACTCATCAGAATGGAACAGAGTGCAAAGTGAAAAATCAAATATTCCTTTTGTTGCTCAAAAAAGTATAGATTTAAACAGTTATCGCCCCAATCTTGGGAGGTGGCCTGCAAATATCTATCAATGCCCCAAAGCCTCAAGGCGGGAAAGAGAGCAGGGCCTTGAGCATCTTGAGCCCATCTCAGGTGCAGATGCAGTTGGGAGAGAGGAAGGCTCAGCAGGGATTGAAAACCCAAGAGCAGGCGCAGGGCGCACGGCCTCAGAGATCAAGAACACTCATCCCACAGTCAAGCCTCTTGGGCTCATGAGATGGTTATGCAGGCTCATCACCCCAAAGGGCGGGACAGTCCTTGATCCCTTCTCAGGATCAGGCTCGACTCTTGCAGCTGCAACCCTTGAGGGATTTGATTCAATAGGCTGTGAGCTCACTGCTGAATATGTGCCAATCATTGAGGGGCGCATCAAGTGGGCAAGAGAGGAATATTTCAATATCAACGCACAATTGGACATCCCTTGGTAAATAGGAGCAAAGACAATGGGGAAAAAACTACACGGTAACAGTAAATTTACAGAGCCAATCAAGAAGAAGATTTTGCAGGCCCTCAATCTTGGAGGAACCTATGAGATCGCTGCAGCATATGGCGGGATTCATCCTGATACGCTTTATGGTTGGATTCAACGGGGAAAGCAAGAGCCTGAAGGTGATTATCTTGATTTTCTCCTAGCCTGCAGGGATGCAGAAGCCCAAGGAGCCTTGAATGCTTTGGGAACAGTCAATCAGGCAATCTCTCAGGGCAGCATTCAGGCGGCTTTTTGGTTGCTTGAAAGGCGGCACAGATATGAGAAGAACCTCAATCCTGAGGCCAATATTGAGATCAACATTGATATCTCAGAATCAAATGTGCCTGAGCTTGTTGAGCAGATCAAAGAGCAGGCTCTGCAAGAGGTGATCATGGGCCCTGTTATTGATTTGGATGAGGAGTAAGGCATGAGAATCAACGAAACAAGAATCAAGAAGATGCTCAGGGAGTGCAGATTCTCTCTCAATCTCACAATCTCAGATCTTGCATTCATGATTGATGTGTCAGATCGTACCGTCCTGAGATGGATTGCAGAGGAAAGCATCCCCTCCTATCATCACAGAATGCGAATCTATGAGATCTATGCTCTGCTTGATGGGCCGCGATCTCATCAAGAGCAGATTGATATCTCTCAGAAGATTGCAGAGCAACTTGAGCGCAAGGAAAGAAGGCCAATCAAAACACACATCTCAACCTATCTCAGAGAGCTCAAAGATTATCTTGGGATCACTCAAGTGAGATTGGGCAAGCATCTTGGATATTCAGAGCAGGCGATCTACAAATGGATAAATGGGCACAATATCCCCCGATCAGCAGCTGCTGAGATTATTCTCATTGCACTCAGGCAAGGGCTCCCAACTCCCCCAAGTGATCAGCAGTTTTGGGAGCTCTATGAGCAAGATCTCAAAGATCGATCTGAAAGATCAAAGGCTCTGAGGCTGAGCAATGCAGCAAAATGAGGCACAGGAGCAGATCAAGATCCTCAGCAAGATCAGGAAGTCTTTCCCGCTTGCTGTTTCAAGGCTTTGGGTTCCTCATTGTCATAGATGGGACGGGCTAGCCTCATCCTCTGAGAGGGGGCGGGGCTGTGGAAAGCCAATGAGCCGCCTCTCCTCAGGGGTTTGGAAATGTGAGGAGTGTGATATCATTGAGCAGCGCACATCTCAAATTGAGGTTCCTCTCTCCTTTCCAAGAGAGGCTTTTCTCGTTGCAGGGGGAAACAGAGCAGGCAAAACTCAACTTGGGGCAATGCTTGCAGTTGCATTTGCTGCAGGGCGTCAAGAATGGTGGGTGCAGCAATGGGCCGCCCTCAACAACATCCCCCTTGATCTGCTCCCGCCTCAACCCTCAACTGTGATCAGCTCAGGGCTCTCATATAATGATTCAGTTGAGTATATCAGGCCCAAACTCAATGCATATCTTCCTCAGGGCTGCAAATATCGAAATTGGGCAGGCGCAGGGCGATCGGTTGTCACTCTTCCAAATGGGGGGCGCATTATTGCAATGAGTGCTGATGCAGGGCGTGAGAAATATCAGGGGATGGGAGGAAGAGGCCTGAGAGCAATCTCTCTTGTTTGGCTTGATGAGGAGCACCCCAAAGAGATCTTTGAGGAGTGCCTTTTGAGGTGTGCTGATACTCCCTATGGGGGGCGCATCCTCCTAACAATGACTCCTCTCAAGGGGCTTACATGGACTCATGAATCCTTTGTTGAAAAGGTGCTTGATGGTTTTGGGGCTGTGCAGATCTCAGGGCTTGACAATCCTTTTGTGAGCTCAGTGAAAATCAGGAGGGCCGTGCAACATCTCTCAGAGCAGGCTCAACAATCCCGCCTCTTTGGAGCCTTCACAACTCAAACAGGATTGATTTATTCTGAGTTCCGAAAAGAGGTGCATGTGATTGAGAGCAAGCCGATCCCTGAGCATTGGCCCCGCTTCAGGGGGATCGACTTTGGAACACGGAATCCCTTTTGCTGTCTTTGGGCTGCTCTTGATGAGGACTCTGACACGCTACACATTTATAGAGAATATCAAGTCACCGAGCTCACAACTCTTGAGGCGGGGAAGGCGGTATATGCACAGAGCAAGGGAGATCCTAGAGTTGAATGGACAGTTGCAGATCCTGAAAGCCGCGACGGCCGACTCACGCTTGCGAGATATTGTTCTATTCCAACCAAGCCCGCGCAAAAACATCTCGGTGTCAATGAGGGGATCGAATATGTCAAGAGGCGACTCCTGCTTGATGCAGAGGGATATCCTGCTCTCCTGATTCATGATTGTTGCAAGAAGCTCATCAGAGAATTCAGATTGTACAGATGGAAACCCGATCAAAAGAAGGATATCCCAATCAAGAAAGATGATCATGCACTTGATGCATTGCGCTATATTTGCATGATGCTCTCAAGACAACAGGCAAGAGGCTATGCAGGATAAGATTCAAGGCACGATTGAGGAAGCAATCAAGGCTGCAGAGGCTCAAGAGGCGGCAAGGGAGCAGCAAAGGCAGGAGGAGCCTGAGGATCTGATTGCCTTTGATGAGCTCTCCTGCAAATCTCAGCAGGGCGGGCGGTTTATAATGTATAGATCAGATATTCACAGCCAAGATCTGAGGCGGCCAATCATCACCCGACTCAGGGCTTCAGGTTATACTGATTTTAAATTGAACAAGAGGAAATTGAGAGATGAGTGATATTGTCAATCAAAGTCTATTTTTTAGAATCATGAATTGGTTCTCCCCTTCTGAGGTCAAGCAGCTGCAACAGGTTGAGAAGGCTCCTGAAACTGTTGATCATGGTGCAACATGGATTCAGCCCTATGGAGTGAGGGCAACCTACTCCCAAGAGGAGGCCATGACAGCCTATGCGGGTCATGGTTACACATATGCAGCAGTGAGCAGATCCTCTCAAGATCTTGCAGCCCTTCCCCTCAGGCTCCTCAAGGGAAAAGATAAAACACTCATTGAGGAGCATCCTGTGATTGATCTGCTCAATCAGCCCTCAACAACTGTTGACTCATTCCTGTTCAGAGAACAACTCTGCACAGATCTCATCCTCACGGGAAACTGTTTTATTTTGCTCTTGGGCTCATCTGAGCAGCCCTCATCAATCGTGAGATTGCATCCTGCTGCTGTCAAGATCCAAACAGGCAAAACAGGGATCACTGGATATCTATATGATGCAGGCGGGCAAACTGTTCAATATCCTGTTGATCGTGTTGTGCATGGTAGATTGGCCTCTTGGAGCTCACAGCCTTCTCAGGTTTTGGGCACAGGTGCAATTGAGCCTCTCAGCAGGGAGATCCGTGCAGATATCAACAGCCAAAACCTTGTGAGTGATGCCTCAGCAAAGGCACGCCCCGATCTCTTGATATACCCAAAAGACCCTGCCGACATTTGGGGGCCTGAAACAAGGCGTGAGATTGCATCAGAATATAAAAAGCTCAGTGCTCAAGGCGGGGCAATGGTTCTCTCAGGCCTTGCTGAAGTTGAGCCCCTGCAACTTTCCGCCCGTGAAATGGAATATGTTGAGGCCCGCAAAATGGCAAGAGAATCAATCTCTGCTGTGATTGGGGTTCCTCCCTCTGTTCTTGGGCTCCCAACTGCAAATTATGCAACCTCAAGACAAGAGGCCCGCAATTATTGGACGGTTCAAACAAAGAGAGGGAAGAGGCTTGCAATGCTCTTCTCTGCTATTGCTCATAAATGGGAAGATGATCTCTATTTTGAGCATGATTATTCAGGGGTTGAGGCCCTCCAAGAGATGAGGACAGAACAACTCAACAGAGTGCAGCTGCATATCCTCAATGGGGTATCTCCTCGAGCGGCTTACAAATATGAGGGCCTTGAATATCCTGAGGATATTGAGGGCAATGAAGAGGCAGCAGATCTCACAGATGAAACAGCAGAGGATGCAAGATCCTTCCTGCTCAAGGTATACACCTCAGATCATGATGAGGCTATTGAGCAGATTGCAAAGGCATATCATGATGATGAGGATGAGGACTCCAAAGAGGAAAAGCAAAAGGACAGCCTGAGCACATATGAGAACAGGAAAGAAGCCTTTGAGAGCCTGAATGAGAATACTCAGGAAGCACTCACAAAAAAGGCTGCAGATCATCTTGAGGCGGTCGGAGATGATCCCAAAAAGCAAACAGATCGCTATATCCTTGCAGTGAGCTATCTCAGAGGGATTGGGGCTTATGAGAGCAACCCTGAATCTGTTAGGCCTACTGTGAGCAGTGCGGAGCAATGGGCAATGGGGAGAGTCAACGGCCTTCTCTATGCATTGCGCAATCAGAGATTCAGGCGCAAGCCCTATGATACTGATCTGCTCCCTCCTGAGCATCCTCTCTCAACAAGGGGGGAAGATGAGGAGAGGCGGCATCTGCTCTTTGGATATGAGGGCCTCCCTCTTGCCCCAAAGGATTCCTCATGGGGTTTCACTGAATCAGATGCAAAAGCAATCTTGGGAGAGGATGATTTTGAGCGTTATGCTGATGCTTTCCTCTTTGTCTATCGAGGGAGAGAGGACGATTCAAAAGGCTATAGGCTCCCAATCGCAAAACTCATTGACGGGGAGCTCAAGATCGTTTACAGGGGGATCGTGACTGGGAAACCCCATGAG